TAAGGTTTTTAACTGAGCTAGCTAAGTAAGTTAGCCTGTCTGCTCTCTGTTGAGCATATACCTTAATGCTATCCAGTTTTTTAGCATATCCATCTTCTTTAACAGCTTGATAGTATTGGCTGTCCCAAGAACCTTTATACTGCGACTCTCTTCCAGATACCATTTTCTTAAGGTTAGACGAGGCCCAGTTTACACGAGCTATCTCTCTATTGTATGATCTTTGCAAATAGAACGAGAAGCCGCCTAGTAGTAATGCTGCTTCTGCGCACTCCTCTACTGTGAGCTTTTCCATCTGTTGTCTAGGCATCGACATGTAGTTCTTCACAGACTGGTCATGAAAGTCTTCGGAGTAGCCGCCTATGCCTAGCTTCCCCTCATACTCGTCCAGTACAGAGTCAATTTGCTCTAGTCGTTCCTTTGCTGTATTCGCAGCTTCCACTTATCTGTATCCTCGTTATAAGGTAACTCAACGTATGTAATGTTATTATACTCGCACCACTCCTGCTTTCGCCGATCTTTTTTCTTCTGATTTACAAAATCCTGTGCAGAGCTGTGGAATAGAGAGTTAAATTTGTAGTGTTGTTGTCCATGAACTTCTACAACCAACTTAAGAGTGTTTATATAAAAATCAAAATATCCCTTCTCATATCTTGTCAGGGGGACAAGCACCTCTTCCATCACCTGAACGGTAGGGAATAGCTGTATGAGCAGTTCCCTTGCCGCTAGATGAAGTTTGGAGCGTGGACGCATTTCGTTCGCAGCTACAACGTAGCCGCTTAGACTCCACGTATGAATCTCATTGTTTAAATCTCTAATCTTCATATTAACTCCATAGCCCTTTGAAACAGCAAGACCTTGCAGATATGAGGACTGTAACATACTGCTTGAGGTGGTCTTGGAACCCCGACGTTTTGCTTATTCATCAACTTGCAGACATGAACGTCATAACATGCTGCTTCGGGTGCTGATGAGACCCGTGTCTTTCTATTAGTTTCTCTACAGATATTCTACCGTGATTTCCACATGGGACACCAGCCTCAAACATTTTATTTCCAAGAAAAGCTATGTTTTTTGCTGCGTTAAGATGAGACAGCTCCTCGTGGCCGCACTTTAGACATTTAAACTCGTCTACCGTCTTTCTGTTATCCTTATGGACATATCCACAAGAAGAGCACCTCCTTGATGTATTTTTGCAAGGAACAGCAATGAATGGGACTCCCTGATTTTCACATAGAGTTTGCAGTTCAGGGATAATCTTATCTTGACCAAACGTGCCCATGCTCTGACCAGTTTTGACCATATCTATGCATAATAAAGACTTGTTGTCCTTGACGACATCAACAATTTTTTCGCAAACCTTCTTAATCTCCGCATGAAGTTGCTTGTGTTTATTTATAACTTGTCTTCGCACAGCGCCTCTTTGGGAAGTTCTGAGACCTTCTTTTTTTGAGTTATTTATAGTCTTATTTAACTTCCTAATTTTATCAATTAGATCTGATACAACATCAGGAGCTGGGATCACGTCACCAGTATTAAAAACAATCCAATTATGCAAAGACTTGTTAATATCAAAGCCAAGAACCTTCTCTGGCGTATACTGCTGTACAAAAGGAACATCTACGGCAACTACAAAACATTTTTGTTTTACAATTAAGTTTCCTCCAAACTTTCCAGAGTCAATGTAATCTGACTTTATTGATCCTTTATACGGAACATTATAATCTCCAAATACTGTGTGGAAGATAAGCCTCTTATTCTCCTTATCTATCTCTACGTTTCTGTCCTTGTTATAAAGGCTTTTGTTTTTAAAGGTAATTCTAGGAATCTTCTCCCCATTCCTTTTGAAGTACCCAGCAAATCTCTCAAGTACATAGCCGACTAGCTGCCTCTCTATCCCCTTCCGCTTTTCGACAATAGGGTACTTGTCTAAGATGTATCTAATTCTATCTCTATATCCGGCCTGTGTGACTTCCTTTCCATCGCTCAGCTCTACATATTGACCAAGACCAACGGAGTTTATGTTGACAATCGAGCCATTGGATATTTCATCACGAACACATTCTGAGATTTCGTTTAGAAGAGAGTTTGTAAGGGTCAACATTTCTGAGAATTCAGCGCTATATTCAAGCCCCCAGAACTTAGCGTTCCTAATCATAATTCTAATCCTTAAAATAAGTTTTGAATGATAAAAAGCCCTTTTGTATCCACATTCACTTCGCAGCTAGGAAGGGCTATAAACCTACTGGCTCAGGCGTGAATGAAGCCTGCTCGTTTTGTAAACACTAACCATTAAAGTTAAGAACGAGATAACTTACTTTCTGAGGCTGATTAGAGGCCCCGACTTTTGATGAATCATATATTTGCAGTCAAGAAGCCTAACTTGCTGCTTGAGGCATATATGAAGCCTCTGATTCATACATAACAGACACATGAGGGGTTACGAGGGTTACCCTTTTCTGACAGAACCTTTCAAGCAACCCTTCCGCTAGCCCTTCCATGAACTCCTTTATAATTTCCATATCAGTTCCTGCTCTTGGATAATTGATCGCTGCTATTTCCCAGCCATCTTCAAGATAGCTTGAGCCACAAACAAACGCAGTTTTCGTGACTCTAAGCGGCACTGTAGTATCTACAGAATCTTGGTAGTCGCTAATAAATTTAGTCAAATTCCTTTCATAAAAAGGAACTTTAGTATCCTCATATATAGATCCTACGTACACTCTACACTCGTAAGTATCAATGGTTTTAGTTTTCATAATCAATCCCTACCATCTCGAAAACTTCTTTTCTAAAATTATTATACTCTTCTGGATTCTCTTCCAAGTATTTTGCCAAATTGACTTTACCTTGAATCTTTTCTCCATTTGGCAGCTTAAGCCATGCTCCAGCTTTGGAAATTAGGCCAAAGTCTATCATTAGGTCTGCCATCTCCATCTCTTTCCAGATACCTTTACCGTATCTAATATGGCTTTCAACTTTCTGTCCCGGAGGCCCAATCGCAGATGTTGTAATTTGCCAATGTACCGTTTGGCCTATTTGTGTGTCTCCTTGCATAAGAGCAGTTGAGTGACTTGCATGTAGCTTTACATCTACTTGATACTTGAGCGCACTGCCAGACTTTTCTACTTTGGCTTTTCCTCTACCAAATCTCTGGAGATTAGCCATCAGATGTGTAATACCAACTACTGTCACTCTGTTGATTGGCAGAACGTTAGAGATTCTTCTGCAGAATTTTGCCAAAACCTTCTGCACACTCATGACCTGCATGTCTGACAGGTCTCCAGTAAGCTCAGATTCACTCGATAAGGCTGAGAACGAGTCAACAATGGCTAGAGAGCCCGGCTGCGTGTGCACAATGTTATCAATAATGCTGAGGTACTTTTCCGCAGATAGAATGTTGCCCTCTGTAGATCCAATAATCTGCATTTTCTCTGCATCTAGACTTAGGTCTGTGATGCCTTGCAAATCTCTCTTCTTGAGACGGCCTTCAATGTTCGCGTAGTACACCTTTCTTTCATAATGCTTCTGTGCATTAGCGCAAAAGGTGAGAGCTGTTACAGTTTTGCCGACCTTCTCTGGGCCAGTCATAATAAATAATGATCCTTCAGGCACGCCTCCTCCAAGAGCTATATCTAGCTTAGGACCTACAGACAAGACTTCTAGTGGTCTTTCTGTTATTGAGGCGGGATCATGAAGGACATTACCATACTCTTTGATAATGTCTTTACTCATCCAAATCCCTTAACTTAGAAATAATTGATTTCTTATTATTGTTTGTTTTATGCTTAACTTCTTTTGCGTCATTGATATTATACTCGGTACTCGCCGGACGCTCAATAACTTGTTGCGCTTTTTCTTCAATTATTTTTTTTAGAAAGGGCGATCTTAAAGAATATGTAGACCAGCACCTCTTATCTCTGAGAGCAGCGACTATTGCCTCTTCTCCATGCTGCTTTATAAGCTTATTAGCTAGAGTGATCTGATACTTATAGTACTTGCACCACTCCTTATCTTCCCAGAACTTCATAGGGAGCTCTTTCTTCTCCCTCTGTGCTTTTTTCTCACAGACTAGTTCTGTTATATACTGAGATGCCGAGACCCAACCTCCCGGAGAGTATCGAGAGGGGTAACGGCTTTTGTCGCTTCTACTTTTTGCCAACTTTCTACTCCTTAAAATAAGTTTTGAAAAATAACCCTTTTGGAAATCCACTCTCTTCGCAGATAAGAAGGGTTGAAACTTACTGGTTAGGGCGAGAATGTAGCCCTTACTATCTAATTGATAGTGTGGATAGCCGAGTGTCTTGCTGGCTTAGGCATGTTTTGCCTTACGTTGTCAACTCTTTGAGAAGTCGCCTCTGTCATCACTACAAAGCCTTTGCTTTCATGCGAGCTTTTAGTCGTCTGAGTTTCTTCCTCTAACTCTAGCGTATCTACAAAAGATTGAACTAAGTCTTCGTCTCTTGCCAAAGCCTTAGCAATTTCTTTGACAGACATGTTATTGTCATACATGCCTTCAATCGCATACTGTTCTGTCTTTGTTAAATTCTTTGCGTTTGATAGCTTTCCCATTATGATTCTCTTTCTGCATTGTTCAACCAAGCTGTGTTCTTGGTTTTCAAAAACTTAATATATTTAGTAAAAACTTGTTCGTTAGTCTCTTTGAATTCCCACTCAGGTCTACCGGCATGTCGAAGCTGCTTTTTTGCCATTCCCTCTGAGTACATGCCAATAGGATTGAAAAGCTTTCCGTGCCGTCCTCTCTTGACATAGAATTTTGTTCTGCTGCCAACAGTGATTTTCTTTGCATAGCAATCAAAATGTTCTTCTTTGTCATCGTCTAGTCTGGGGTATCCAGCATCACATTTCCAAGACTGCTTTCCTGATATTGTGTACAGCTCAACGCCTTTGCCGGCGTTAACCTGCTTGTCTTCATTTATTTTATGAAACATTATCTATTCTTCTTTCTTCTTTTCTTTGTTGACTCTTTTGTCCACTTAGGAGATTCTTTTGGTCTGCTCATTTTAGACATGCCATCAGGGAGCTTCTCGGACAGAGTGTCCTTCTTCTTAGTTTTTTGATCTTGAACCATGTCCTCAACTTTGTTCTTACCAAGCTTCTTGCTTTGTTTGTCTGCATAATGACCAATAGTTTTTGTCTCAGACAACGAGTAGCTGTAACTGCCGTAGACATTATCTTCCTCATAGTCTCTATGGACAGGCTTTATCTTTTTACAGCAAGGACACTTCTTACTTTCCTTGTATTCAGATCTGTGACAGAATATCGACCACTTGTGGTCACAAGCATCACAGGCATAACTATATTCAGGCATAACATTCCCTAGATTAAGTTTTAATAGTCTATATACTATTGTACTCTTAAAACAGGTTTAGCCGTGCAATTTTCTAAGAATTTTTGCAACAATACCGCTGCGTATAATATCGCAATAATCTAGTTCGCAGATACCTACGCCTTCAACAAGCTCTAGCGTATCCATGCATCTCTCAAGGCCTCCGCTAGCATCTCCTAGATCTGTCTGCTTCAGATCTCCATTGATTACAGCCTTAGAATTTCTTCCTATTCTTGTTATGAACATTTTTATTTGTTCAAAGGTAGCATTCTGAGCTTCATCTAGAATCATAAAACATTCATGAAAGTTTCTTCCTCTCATGTACTCTAAGGGGCAAAGCTCTATAGTTCCATTATCCCTCAGAGTATCTACTCTAGTAGACGTTAGATACATATTCATTTCTTCGATGATTGGGACTAGATAAGGATTTATTTTTTCTATTAGAGTTCCGGGAAGGTGCCCTAACCCTCTTCCTGATTCAACAACAGGACGAGTTATAATTATTTTTTTTACTTTTTCTGACATTAGATATTCACATGCCAATCCTACTGCGACACTAGTTTTTCCTGATCCAGCAGGGCCAGAGCAAAAAGTCACATCTGACTCTTCCATCTCGTCTATATAGATTTGTTGATTCTCAGTCTTTGCTTTTAAAGACTTTCTTCTTTGAGGTCTTTCGTTCTGTGTCGTCACTTTTTTTCTTCTAGCCATTAATTACTTTCTACAGTTATGGTTTTCATTTCTGAATCTTGACACATCGGACACATTGGTTGAGAGCCCGGCTTGTGTATGCCGAGTTGGTGATGCGTCATAAGAATTGCTTGCATTATTTGAGTATCTCTGAGTTTAGCATGAATAGGCAGCTGTTGAAGCTCTGCAGAAATAGGTATACTTACTTGTATAGGTTTTCTTTTTTCTACTTCGGCTAGCTTTTTATATATGTATGCGCTTTGTAACATATTAACAAAGCAAAGTGTTGCTAGGACATAGACTGCATTTCTATAAAATTTCATTAGAATAATTCTTTAATAATCTTACCAGAATTGGCAATTTTCATAG